ATGCGGTTGTTTGTACTCGTAACCCACTCACAAAACTCGCTCCATCCTGACAATAAACCTTGCTCTCTTCTTGAGATAGAAGTCATTGAAATTAAAAGAACATTTGTGTGCGGTATGATAAGACTAATCCCGATAGGGAATCCCCATGGTCTTGGTTAGGGGTAAGATGAAATGTCCGAAGACACTAACACTATATATGCTTTGTAAAGTTTTGTCAAGAGGGGTCTGTGCCACTTCTTCTTTTGTCTCGTATTGATTCGCTTCCACCTACTGCAAACGGATTATACTTAGACGTTGCAATCTCATACATCTTCTCATGCATGGTCTTTTCGTTTTCTATTTCGTCACTCTCATCTTGAGGCTCGAAACTACTTGGTGCTAAATCCATAGGGTCTATTTCTGGGTCAAACCATGCATCATAAGGAATCTTATCTGGTGCAAAGTAAGTCATTTGTAATCGTTAAAATCTAGTTTCATTACAGGTTCATCATCGAATAAGATGTCACCTGAGTCTTGTGAGGAAGACCACTCTTCCTCTCCTGTATCCCATAAGAATGAGCAAGGATCATCTTCCATATTATTTCCTAATTGCTGGTACTAATGCTCCACCATCGTCATCATCATCTTCATCATCCCATGGGTCATCTATCTGACCTTGCTCTATTCTATTCTCCAACGCTTGATGTAATGGGTCTCGTGGATTAATCTTGGCGAAGTTAACTACTAATAATTCCTCACCATTCTTCACCTCCTGCATCTCAGGATGAAGTTTAGGTTTCTCTGGTGGTTGATCCATTGCTGTCCATCCCTGTGACATTAACATCATAGCATAATATAGCAGGATACCTGATGTAACAATGAATAATATAGTCATTAGTCTTTGTTACTCACCCATTTCTTTTTCTTCTTATCGTATCTCTTGACCTCTCCTCTCTTTAAACCTGGACCTGCCTTTGCTTTAGCAACAAACTGTTTGTATGTTGGAGAGTCTTTTGAATGCCCAGTCTTTTTCTTACCGTGCATCATACGATCTTTCTGGTACTTCAACTCTGCTTCCTTTTCTTTAGTCTTCTGACGATTCTTTTCATCGTCAAAAGTATCTCCATACTTCTCCCACAACCAAGGTTTAAACCTAGCTTGCTTGTCAAAGATTTCTGGTAGAATGTTCATGAGTAGAAGTTTTCCTTTAGATATTTATACATTGTAGGTAGAGACTCAGCAAGTTTCTTGCGTCTTTCGTAAAGATGTACCCATTCATCAACCTTTTTAGAGGAGACAGAAGGATAATCAAAGTACTGATATGACCTCTTCCTAACTGTAGTATAACCTGCCCCGCCCAAAATGTAAAGTATGGGTTGTGCCTCATGTTGAACTGGATCACCCCCTACCATGTGGAATCGGACTAAATCGTGAGCACCCTTGGGTTCATAGTGTGTCCTCTGGGTTGCTTCCTCCCAAAATTCTGTGTCTGTCCTACGAGAATAGTAATAGTGTGCTTCAACAAACTCTTTCCACCCTTCAACATGCTCATTCATATTATGATTGAACCTGTCCTTCATAAACTTATTAATACCAGGTTCCTCTCTCAAACTATCACAGAGAGCAAGGATACCATGGTGTGCTGAGAATAATGAGGTAGATTCTAATGGTTCAATGAAACTATATGATAAACCTATCATCACACAGTTACCTACCCATGCTTCCTTCTGCTTACCATTTCTAAACTTAATTACCTTACCATTATGGAGACCTGACTCATGCATAGCACCTTCGGGTGACCTATACTTGGATGAGAATACATATCCCTCTGAAATATAATCCCACGTTGGGATAGTCCACATCCATCCTGCACTCATACCCTTTGCGTTGGTGTATGGTACCATCTCCTTATCTTTATCTTTATATTCTCTCTTTCTTATAACAGCAGTGTCTGTTGGGATAGAAGGGAAATCTATCCAACGAGTCATAGCACCACCTAGTGTAGATTTTTGCCCAGTACAGTCGAGATAGAGATCTGCGTCAACTTGCGGGTTCCTGAGGTCAGTCTCTCCTCTCTCCACAGTGATAAATTGTATTCTTCCTGCTTTATAACTAACCGACTTAACTTCACTATCGACCACTCTAACATTACTACAAAAAGTTTCTTGTAAATAGGCAGAGAATTTACTTCCATCGATGTGGAATGACCTGTCTTTAGATAAATCATAAGGGAAGAGTAGAGAATTATTAATTGGCATCTTCTTTTCTTCTGCCACCGTTACGAACGGCATGAAGACATCAGCAAAGGGAGGGGGTTGGAGTCCATATGCCTTTGCACACATCCAATCATGGAAGGTAGCATCAGTTAAACCTATTGCCTGTGATTGTCCATTAGGATAATGGAAAACGTGGTCTAACTCAGTAAAGTTTTCAAATCTTGATGATGATTTATATGTTGCTCTCGCTGCTAATAAGAATGTCTTATCATCTATACCCATATACTTTAGGTATTGATTGATGTGAGGAGTTGTAGATTCACCCACTCCGATAGGGTCACCACCTTTAATCAAGGTGATATTATAATGTGGAAATGTTTTTGCGAGTGCAGCAGCTGCCATCCATGCAGCAGTACCACCACCAACGATTACAACTTTCATCTATTATTATACTCTTTCATTATAGCGTCACATGTCATACGAAGATAGTCACCATCGTATTTCTTTACTTCATCTTGTAACATATTATTTTGTTGGGTAGGTAGGAATTGTTCTAACTTACCTGACTCAATATAGTCTTGACAAAATTCATAGATGGATTTATTTATTCCCAATCCTGCCTTACTAAAACATGCTAGACATAACTTACGTTTCTCTAGATTGCCATCATCATAACTCCAACCTTCAATCATTTTAAAATACAATAAATCCTATTGCACATATCATACCAAATTCTAGTAATCCATGCAACCCCTGAGGGACAGTTATTAATGTGGTTTCTAGCCTTGCCATATCATATCAGGCATTCCCTGCCCTGGTCTTACTACAAATAAAAGGATCGCATAGCCGACAAACCAAATAATATTAAAGGTCCATGCTTGGCGATAAAGGTACTTTCTAATTCCCATAGAGAGTATAACATTTCGTACTGCTTTAGGGTCATCTTCGTTACCAGTTTGTCTAAAGATCTGTTCAATAATGACTGCAATGATTGTCCCTATCACTAGAGGATAGAATACAAAGTTTGCAAAGGACATTACTGCTATAATAAAAGTCATTTTTTAGGATAAAGTCTCGCTACTTTTTCTTTACGAATCTTTTCTTTATTTCTTCTCTCTTCCACCTTCTCATCCCACCACTTGACAGGCCACCTTTGAAGTTTCAAGGCAGCTAGCCATAGTTTCTTTCGTGGGAGACGAAGTTTCATGTCTTCTTAGGTTTATGACCGTGTGCTATTCCTAACTCATGCATCTTAGCATGCTCATCTATCTCATCTCTGAGTCCTTCCTTACCTTTACCAAATGTCATGTAAATTCCATAACCTAGTAGTCCTATAACAATTACTCCAATTATTATAGGTATAGCAAGACCAGGCTCAATTAAAGGTTGCTTCTCCCATGTACCTGGTAAGGTATACACGGATGGTTTTGCTAAAAAGATCACTGTATTACCATCCAAGATATGTTAGTGAATGCTGTAGTTGCTAAGATGCAACCGAAAACTATAAAAGGCATTAAGATTCTGCTCCTTGATAAACTGGGGTCATTACACCACCACCTTCATCATCGTCGTCATCATTATCTATTGCTCTTAAAAGAAGATCGATTACGACTAAAGCAGCCATGGGATAGAAAACCCAGAGGACTGCCATTAGTGGTGATATACTGTCTGTTGCGGCTAAGTAGTCGCCCATTTGTATTGTTAACTTTTGTGAATAAGTATTTATACTTTAAAAGATTCCAGGAATGATTTGTCCTGTGGTGACGTAAGCACCTATTGCTGCGACAAAACCAATCATGGCTGCCCAACCGTTAAACTTTTCTGCTTCTGGTGTCATTTTCTTAGATTAATAGGGGTAGAAATTTAAAGAGACCTGCTTCGACTAAGCAAATCCTGGAATGATCCATCCAAAGATGGAGTAGTTGATTACTGCTGCGACTAAACCAATCATCGCAAGGCGACCATTGAGTAACTCAGCATTCTTCCAATAGTCTTGGTCTTGTAAGACCTCGATTCTTGGCTCAGAAGGAAAGATGTTTTGTCTTCCACCTGATTCGGTAGTTGTGTACCGTTTTGCCACGGATTGTGTCATAATGTTTACTTTTGTTAAGTAACGTAACAATACTATATAGCAAACCTTAAGGTCTTGTCAAGCCCCTGGGGTGTGGGTACCCCAATGTCCATTACTCTTCCTTATCTGTAATATCACCAAAGGTTATGACATCACTCCCATATGAGTCAGGGATAGAGATAGTATCAGCAGCACCATACCCATCAGTAGTGAAGGTAAGGTTATCTTCTAAGTTTATATCTGGTGTGAAGCTTATGTCAACACCTCTTCCTTCTGATAATCCTCCAAGACTCTCTTGAATAGTTTGTAATCCTTGATAGTGTCTCCAAACCTCACCCAAAGTAGCCCTATCAAAACCTTTATCATCTACAGCAGCTTTGAATGCTTCTTTAACAGCATCCACAGCAGTTTCAAATTTATCATGTAATCCACAAGTCATTTCTTTTTCCTCAGTGTGTGTAAGTGTTCTATGATATCATCTCTGATTAACATAAGCTCATTGTAGCACTTTTGATTGTGTGCACAAGAGCGTAGTGAATCGTCAGGTTTATGGACAGACTCGATAAAGATATCAAGTGCTCTATTCCATGATTCATCCTGAGATTCTTTAGGGATTGCCCCTTGATCCTTTAGTGCCATTCTTCCTTTATATAAAAGAGAACCAACCTGTTATGATTTGTTTCTCCGATGTGTGACTGACTCGACCTCGATGGAAATGAGTCCAATCGGCAGGCCATATGACAGTATAACCCTTTTGAGCAGGGACATACTTGTCTTGGTGGTACCATTCAGTGCCTCCATCTGGCACATCATTAAGGTATGTCATAAAGACTAGGTGTCTGTATACATTACCTGGTAGAGGACTTAACCTTTCGGTATGCCACTCCTTGAATCCACCACCTACAGGATAACATTGTAAACTAAGAGGTTCCACTATCTGAAACCGTGAGGTCTCACAGAAAGGGAACCTTTCACAATACTTTGTTAGCACCTCCTGTAGTGCTTGATTATATTCCTGCACCATTGGTACACCCAACTGATGAGGAATATGCACATCCATTGAGTCTTTGTAATCTTTATTGACTCCAATATCTCCATGCTCATACACTTGACCAGGTGTGACAGGTAAGATGTCCTGCTTCTCCCAGAAAAGCATAAGTGCATCACAGATCTTAGTATCTATAAAATCTCCCCATATAAAATCATCAATCCTTTGACAGAATCTTCCTTTATATGTTACAACTTCGCTCATCGATTTATTCTAGCACTATGGGATATAATGTGCAAGTCCTGCAACAACACACCTACCATCCACATCTGATGGAGGTACAGCATGATATGCATTACCTTGTAGGACTAACATCTGTCCTGGATCTGGTTCGACCTCTTCGTATTCTAACTGAGTAGGTGAACATCCTTTAGGTGCGTTTACATAGTAAACAAACGCTAGAGTATATGGAAAGTGATTATGTTTCATCACTCCCTCACCTCTATTATATAACAGAGACCAACACTCTACGATTTTCATCTTCTCTGGGTAGCATCCACCTTCCCCCTCAGCATACGTTGCTGTTGCCATGGGTATGATTTCCTCTATCCAATCCATTAATTTAGAAACTGTTGGGTGATTTCTATTTTCAAAACCCCAAAACCAACCTGTCCTCTGACCACCACCTTTAACTGGTAGTCTAGTGCTTCTCTTTACTACATCTAATATCTCAGCATTAAACTGGTCTATCTTATGAGGATCTATATGAGATCTAATATCATATGTTAGATGCATCTCTTTTCACATAAACTTTTCTTATTGGATCTCCTTGCCACATTTCCCTCTTAACTACATCAACCTTACCTCTAAGATTATAGGAGATGATAGTGCGTGGTACTTTAGACCTGTTTCTTGGTGCTTCATGTAGAATAGTTGAAGGCCACAGTAACATGTCACCCTCCTTAGCAGGTGGTTCAAATGTCTCTACGTTACCCGACCATGGGTTTAAGAATGGTGAGTAGAAAGTAGTAGGTCTATGTATCTCAGGGTGAAAGTCAACATATATTATTGCTGACCAACCACTGTGACCATGATTGTGCACAGGGTGGTCTGTCCCTAAAGGATATGTTTGATGCCACATATCAGTAAACTCCACTCGACGTTGGTCAGTGAAGTCTGCTAAGTATGGTTTAATAATATCAATAACTACGTCTGCATAAGGGGGCAACTCATCGTTACCTTCCTTAGCATTGACAAAGAAATCCGTAATCAAACCTTCATCCTCAGGAGCTTGATGTTCAGGGTTGTCCTTAGGTAATGCTTGAAGAATCTTTTGTTTATTTACATCCCAATTCTCTATCTCATAATGAATGATAGGAATGGAAAACATACTATAGACTGACATGTTTTATAAACCACTCGGCATCAACAACAGCAAGAGCCTTCTTCTTATTCTTCTTCATGAATAGGATAGGTTGATGGTCTCCTGCATTAGCACACGCTTGATCGTATGCATCATATACATTTAACTTCTCTTGATTCTTACATTCTATACTAAAGGGAAACTTTTGTCTAGCATCCCTAGCCATAATCAAGTCTTCTCCACCTGCACCCATACTTCTAGACTCTATGTCTTCTGGATGTATATTTCTATTCTCTATCAGTTGGTCTCTCACCCACTGCTGGAACTTTCTTCCTTTCGCTTTCGCACTTTGCGGTTTCATAACATATCAACTGCGGCTGGTAGCAGTGCCCATTCTTTCATGTGGACTGCTCTTGTTAGTGACTCAACAGTGTCATCAGGTTTGATTGGTACCTCACCTTGTAGTATTATCTCACCAGAGTCTAACTCTTCAGTGACATAATGCACAGTGCACCCTGTCTTTTCGTCACCATTATTTAGTGCCTGTTCAATAGCATGTAATCCCTTATACTTTGGTAGTAATGAGGGGTGTAGATTAATTATCTTTCTAGGAAATGAATCTACAAAATGCTTTGACAATATCTTCATCCATCCTGCTAATACTATTATATCAACACCCGCCCATTTCAATTCATTTATTATCCAGTTCTCATCGTTACTATATGCAGAAGGTATACCTAATGCTCCTGCTCTAGCTCTTGCTTTACAATCTTTCTTGTTGTATATCATTAATACAACTTCATGTTTGGTGCATGTCCTTACAATATTCTCGAAGTTAGATCCGTTACCGCTACACAGCACCCCTATCTTCTTTCGGCTGACCATAAGTTTTATATTCTAATTGTTCTTTTAAAAACTCGACCTCTGCTTTGAGATCATTCTTCTCCAACTCTAGTTTTTTAATCTCTTGTTCGTAAACAATAATCATATTCTCTAGTGATTCCTTTTTAACTTCACACTCCCAGTCCATCTCATATCATCCACCCTTGCACTAAAGGATAGATGTATTTCTATTTAGATTCTAATGGATAATCTGGCTCTGGATCATCAATGCAATGTTTGAATTTGTCAACATCAAAGTATGATACACCAGGAGGTGTGGGATTGTCAACTGCTTGACCTAATTGTTTCTTATATTCTCTCTCGTCTAGTACTTCATTGATAAGGATCTTCATCTCCTTAACATAACTCTCAGTAAATAATCTCTTAGGTGTGATGATTGCTTTGGGAAGGTTCTCTTGCTGCTCTGCTAAAGGTCTCCCTTTATAGTTAGGGTCAGCAGGACCACTCATCCCTTGGGTATCAATTTTCATAAAAAATGGGGAGTTTTATCTCCCCACTATTTAGTTAGACAGCAACTGCTTTGCTGTCATGCTTTACTCCACGATATGTAAGAGAAGCATTGCTCTTGCTGTTAGAGCGACTATCGTTAGTGTCATACTTGACACCACGGTAAGTGACTTGTGCCATTGGCTTGTCCTCAGGTAGGGTGAATAACCCGTTCCTTCAGTCGGCATTTGCGTCCTCTGGAAAACATGCTGGATCAGTATGTGCAATAATAACCCTTGTTAATTCCAATCTCTCGGTCTTATTAGGATTGTTACTTACATTTTCTAATAGCTCAGCAGTGTGGTCACAATCAAGTGGTGCACCGATAGCTATTAAACTGAGTAGTATGTGATACATAAGGATGAACGATAATCCGTTCCGTGTCGGCTTACTTGCGGTCTGTAATAGACTGAACGTAATAGTATGTTAGCATACTATGACTATTTATGCACTTTTTTTGTTATCTTTGATACTTTTCTTAACACCCTTCCGAGTCGTGCGTTTGCTCGTACTGTCTGGATGTGGCGTACACTTCTTCTGCCTCTTTAAATCCCTCTTCAAGGATCTCAGAAAAGATAAGTGGTCCCTTATACCAGCTTTCGGGTCTTTCAGCGAGCGGATCATCCTCTCTTCGGGTGTCTTCCATCGACTCATCTTCTTTAAACCATTGTTTTCTAACCTTCTTCCAAAGATCAGAGCTTAAATCCGCTAAAGGTATTAGATTCGACATCCTGTTTAATTCCTCCAACTATGTAAGATTCAATCTCAGTTTCCTGAGGTGCATTTTGTTGTCCTTTGCTATTTAGCCAGTGTTCTGTCCAAGGTAAAGGATTATTCTTAGCTGGAATGTCATAAATTGGATCTAATTTGATTGCTTTCATTCTTCTGTTAGCAATCCATTCAACGTATTGTGATAGTAATCTCTCATTAAGACCTATCATACTGCCATCTTTAAATAGATATCTAGCCCACTCTTTCTCTTCCTCCACTGCGTCCCTAAACATTCGGATCACAGTTTCCTTTTCTTCCTCCATAATCTCTTGGATTACAGGGTCATCACCCTTCCTCCATTTGTAAATTATTTTCTGAGTAAGTGCAAGATGCTGACTTTCGTCTCGTGCGATGAGAGAGATAATCTTAGCGGATCCCTCCATAAGTTTGAGTTCACCAAACGCAAACGAGCAAGCGAATGAGACATAGAATCTGATGCCTTCAAGAATGTTAACATTAGTAATTGCAAGATAAAGAGCACGTTTAAGATCTTTTATTGTCCACTGATGACTTGGTGATGACCTGGCATCCTTAGCCCATAGGTTACCACTAGCATACTGACCTGCGTATTCAATAAAAGAATTATAAGCCTGAGTAACTGACTCAGCCCTTGCTAGTATCTTATCGTCATCTAATACGCTGTCAAATACTTCACTAGGGTCTGCATAAACATTCTTAATAATATGTGTGTATGATCTACTATGAATCTGCTCCATAAATTCCCACACACCCATGCACCCTTCCAATTCTGGTAAAGAACAGAAGGGACTGAATGCCATACCTGGTCCTCTTCCTTGCACTGAGTCAAGAAGGATCTGATACTTCAGGTTACTTGTATATATGTGCTTCTGTTGCTCTGTTAGGGTTTTGTAATCTGCTCTATCTTTTTGTAAGGAAACCTCTTCTGGTCTCCAGAAATAACCCAGTTGTGTCTGAGTTAACTTATCAAAGTCAGGGTATTTGTATTCATCATACCGTTGCATACCCAAGGGAGCACCAAAGAACATAGGTTGTTTGGTGGTGTCTACTTTAGTAGTATTAAAGACCGTTAGTCCCATTTCTTATTAAACTCTTTGAAGGATGATTGTAGTTGCCCTGTGTTTTCATCAGGATAATCAGGTTTGATCCCCTTCATCTTGTTGTAATCGTTGTGCATCGCTTGGAGTAACCATGCCTGTGCTAGTTGATGGGGTCCCTCTGTCAATAACTGGATTTGTAATTTCGATAGACCAGCCTTCATCTCCAAATACTCCTGTCTCCAGGATGTGTCCTGCGTGTTTTCTTCTGTCATCTTCCTCCCACTGTTGGATAAGTTGTGCTGTTTGGTCATCAACCTGATTCATGGTTTGGATAATCTTACCATCAATCCAGATTTTTTTCAACCATGCTATGAAACCGAGTGAGAAATACTTGACAAACCAGTTTGGTTGTCGGTATGCCCACCTCTCCATCTTAGCATACCATGGGTCAGACCCAGGTCCGAATTGTCGTGAAAATTCGTATTTCATTTACCATGGACGTGTCTGTGCTGTACCTTTGATAGTATTCCAAAGGAGTTTAAGCACAGACTTACCTGTATCTCCTTGGATTTCATCAAAGATATACATGTTTAAACGGAAAGCATAATTTGCTTCAGTAATAAGAGCATTCTTTTGTTGCTCACTTAACACCAGACAATCTAGGGCTGCTCTATAGTCAGTCTTAAATGCCTTGGCATCTGTAATATGTGGAAAATCATAGAAGTGTAAACCCTCACCCTCTGGTGGGTTGAGTGCCTTCTTAGCTATTCCTCTCAATATTTGTCCACCAGACAGGTCACCTATGTAACGTGTGTAGTGGTGTGCTATGAGTAAGTAAGGGTCATTGTCTGAGACCTCACGAATCCTATGCACATAAGTCTTTGCAGCTTCAGATGGTTCTAAGTTATCCCTAAACATAGGACCAAAGAAATATCTCAGGTCTCTCTCTAGGAATGATGACCTGTTAAGTTTAACACACCATTGCTTTAATGTCGATGCTAAAGGGTCATTTGTTTCACGAATCTCTGCTTCCATGTTGGAATACACATGATAGAAGTTGACTAACAACTTCCTATATTCCTCAGGGTCTACACAACCCTTAAGGAATGATGATACAAACTTAGTATTCTCTGCTGCGTTATGGGACTTCTTAGTCCCTTCTTTTATCTCTGTACTAAACATTACAAGCCTCACATTCTTCTTGATCTGCATTCGCTAGCTCATCTAACAATGCATTGATATCATTACCAGACGTAGGTTGAAACTCATGCCATCCTATTGGATGTGCTGGCTCATCTACATCCTTCTTAGCATCATATGTATTCTGATAATATGATGTCTTCCAACCTAACTTATAGGTTGTTAACAAATCATTCGCCATGACAGACACAGGGACTTCATTATTAGGATAATTCTCTGGATTGTAACTCCAGTTACCACTAATAGCTTGGTCAAAGAACTTCTGCATCACTGCTACTATATTAATATACCCTTCGTTACTAGGCATATCCCATAGCAATGTGTAGTCATTCTTTAGAGACTGGTAGGATGGTACAATCTGCTTAAGAGGTCCCTTCTTTGATTTTTTAACGGACA